GTGGCGCAGATTGATCCTAGGTTATGGAACGAGATTATTAGACCCGCTATTTCTGATCGGAAGGGGTTTGCGTATTTTATTGGGACCCCGGCAGGGATGTCCAATATATTCTACGATCTTTATCAGTATGCTTTATCCGATGATAAATGGTTAGCTTATACCGCGAAAGCGAGTGAGACTAAAATTATCGACCAGGAAGAGCTGGATGCTGCTAAAGCTCAAATGGGAGACTCAAAGTATAAACAAGAATTTGAGTGTGATTGGATTGCAAATATCGAAGGATCAGTGTATGGAAATATAATAAAGGTTTTAGAAGAAAAAAAACAATTATCCAGGGTGGGTTACGATCCATCATTAGTGGTTCATACCGCCTGGGATTTAGGAGTTGATGATAGTACCGCTATTATATTTTTTCAGCAGGTGGCTAATCAAATCCTGGTTATAGATTATTATGAGAATAATAGGGAAGGATTACCACATTATGTCCAGATGGTAAAAGATAAGGATTATGTTTACGGCGATCATTACGCGCCGCACGACATAGAAGTAACAGAATTTTCGACCGGAAAAACCCGTAGAGAGGTTGCTTATCAGTTGGGTATAAGGTTTAAGATTCTGCCGAAATTAAATTTTGAGGATGGCATTCACAGTTTAAAAATGGTTCTGCCAAAATGCTGGTTTAATATAGAAACAACAAAACCATTAATCGATGCTTTGAGACATTATCATCGAAAGTATAATGAGAAAATGAAAATGTTTCACAACAAGCCGGTCAAAGACTGGTCATCGCACGCTTGCGATGCTGCACGTTATATGGCTTTAGGAATTAGAGATTTGCCTAGGCAGAAAAAAATGTCTCAACAAACAGCAATGAGTGAATATAAAATACACGGAGATAATAGACAATGGGTTTCTTAATGCCAAAAGTTCCTGCGATGCCGGCTTTGCCAGCAGCACCCGCTCCTTTACCAACTCCACCTAGTTATGAAGATGAGGATAGAGCGAAAGCAGCCGCGGAAAAAAGAGCTAGAATTAGATCTGGAAGAACAGGAAGATCAGCTACTATTTTAACTAGCGCTTCCGGTTTAGCAGATGAAGATGAATTAATTTATAAAAAAACTTTACTAGGAGAATAATATGGGAGGAGTTGCAAGAATATTTAAACCCGCACCACCACCGCCTGCTCCTGCACCGGCGTATGTAGCGCCGACAAAAGCAGAAGTTTCGCAGGCAACCGCTACGTCAACTAAAGATATATCAAGAGGTAAAGGTAGAACCAGTATGATTTTGACGAAAGCAAAAGGATTAGGCGATACGGATTTAACGACTCAAAAATATACATTACTCGGAGGATAGATGGCAATTACACCAAAAGCAAAAATGGTCATTGAGCGATATGAAAGTTTAAAAGCTCAACGATCAACTTGGGAAGAACATTGGCAGGATATAGCTGATTATTTTTTACCAAGAAAATCAAACATAACGATCAAACATACTAAAGGCAATAAGCGCCACGAACAGATGTATGATGGTACGGCAACGCACGCTCTGGAATTATTAGCGGCATCCTTGAATGGAATGTTGACCAATACGATTTCTCCTTGGTTCATATTAAAATATAGAAACGAAGCAACCAACGCGGATGACCAGGCAGTAGAATGGTTGGAGAGCTGTGCAAAAATTATGCAGCAGGTCTTTCAGCGTTCTAATTTTCAGCAGGAAGTTTTTGAACTTTACCACGAACTATTGGCGTTCGGTACATCAGCAATGTTTATTTCCGATGATGTCCAGGATGATTTAAGATTTAAAACAATTCATATTTCAGAAATATTTATTACTGAAAATGAAAAAGGTTTTGTCGACAGCTTAACGCGTAGATTTCATTTAAAGAATAAAAATATTTCTTCGATGTACCCGGAGGCGCAATTACCTAAAGCCTTACAAACGCTTATTGATAAGAATCCTTACGAAGATACGGCTATTCTTCATTCTATTTTTAAAAGCAATACTCCGATGGGATATGACAATAAGCAGAATATGGATTATATTTCCTGCCACGTTCATCCAGAAACAGGAGCGCTTTTAAGAGAAGGTGGATTTAAAGAATTTCCATACGTAGTTCCTAGATATTTAAAATCTTCATCCAATGAAATTTATGGAAGATCTCCAGCAATGAACGCGCTGCCAGATACCAAGATGTTAAATACGATGTCCAAGACAACTATTAGAGCGGCGCAAAAACAAATTGATCCACCTTTGATGGTCCCGGATGATGGATTTATGTTACCGGTTAGAACAACTCCTGGAGGATTAAATTTCTATCGAGCAGGAACCAGGGAAAGAATCGAGCCATTAAATATTGGAGCCAACAATCCGCTTGGGATTCAAATGGAAGAGCAAAGAAGAAAAGCTATTCGAGAAAACTTTTTTGTCGACCAGTTGATGACGGTTCAAGGCGTACAGATGACAGCAACGGAAGTTATGCAGAGAACCGAGGAGAAGATGAGATTACTGGGTCCCGTACTAGGAAGGCTGCAATCAGAATTATTACAACCATTGATAACCAGATGTTTTAATTTACTGGATAAAAATGCAAAATTTTTACCAAGACCGGAAATGCTTGGAGACGAACTTATAGAAATTGAATATGTCTCTCCGTTAGCCAAAGCGCAAAAGACCCAGGAGCTTTCGTCTATTATGAGAGGAATAGAAATATTTGGTTCAATGCAGAATGTCGCTCCGGTATTTGATTACATTGATATTGATGGATTAGTCGATCACGTTAAGGATGTGCTTGGCTTGCCAGCTAAAATTATGAGATCCAAAGCCGAAGTTCAAGTTATTCAACAACAGAAACAACAACAGCAAATGGAACAACAACAACTTCAACAAGCTCAACAAATCGCCGAATCCGCAGGAAAAATTGCTCCTGCTTTAAAGGCGGTCCAGGGTGGATAAAAACGATTTAAAGCAATTAAACATTGCTTACAAACAAGTTTTCAATTCCGATAATGGTAAAAAAGTATTGGAGGATTTGGAAAAGAGATGCAGCTATCATACGACTACGCATATTAAAGGCGATAGCCACGAGTCTGCATACCTAGAAGGAGCAAGATCCGTGGTCTTGTTTATTAAAAATATGCTCACTAAACGATTGGAGGAAAAATGAGTAGTGAAAATCAAGAGGTAGCAACACCTGTAGCTCAACCAGAGCAACAAAATTCGGTGTTGTCTGGAGACCCTAAAACAGAGACTCCAGAAGTAAATGTCGACTGGAAACAAAATATTCCAGAAGATATAAGAGCTGACAAATCTTTAGAAAGTATTAAAGATGTTGGATCATTAGCAAAAAGCTATATCCACGCACAAAAATTAGTAGGTGCAGATAAGATCCCAGTTCCCAACAAATATGCAACCGATGATGATTGGTCTGCGGTTTATGAAAAACTAGGCAGACCCAAAACTCCGGGAGAATATAAATATGATATTCCGGAAAATGCTAATGTCGATAAAGCATCATTAAATAATTTTTCAGACCAGGCGCATAAGCTAGGATTACTTCCTAATCAAGCAAATGGTATGGTTAAATTTTATAATGAAATGGTATCGCAAAGTGTGAAGGATGCAGATACAAAAGCCTTGGCTTTAAGAGAAAGTGGAACCAAGGAATTAAAACAGGAATGGGGACAGGCGTATGATAGTAAACTATCAAAAGCTGGACATCTTGCAAAATCAGTTGTTGATAAACAATTATTATCAGCACCAATGGCGGATGGAACTATGTTAGGAGACCATCCCCTTATGATTAGAGCTTTTGCTGCATTGGCGGATAAAATGGGAGAAGATAATATTGTTCAAGCATCGGGTCCCGCTTATCTAACTCCTGCACAGCTTGATAAACAAATTCGTGAATTACAGCAACCCGGTTCGGCGTATTGGGATAAACACCATCCGAATCACGATGCTGCCGTACAGGAAGTGCAAACCTTAATTAAAAAAAAGAATAATGAAGAGGTTGTTTAAAGATTTTGCTTTACGAGATAAGAAAAATCAAGTATAGCAAATATAACTAGGATAATCGTAAGACCCTAGTTGACATTAGGAAAGACTAACATCCAAGGGATGTAAAACCCAGGAAGATCCTTTAGGGATAATCAACCGAAAATTCGTTTAACAACTAACATAAGGAGATTTGATTATGTCAAGTCAAATTACTACTAGTTTTGTTGAACAGTATTCGGCAAACGTGTCGTTACTGGCACAACAAACAGGCTCGAAGTTACGAAGCGCTGTAGATGTAGAATCTGTTAGAGGTAAAAACGCTTTCTTCGATCAAGTCGGAGTTACAGCTGCTCAATTAAGAACGAGTAGACACGGCGATACACCTCAAATAGACACTCCACATTCAAGACGTAGAGTATCTTTGGCAACTTATGAGTGGGGAGATTTAGTAGACGATCCGGATAAAGTTCGTATGCTAATTGATCCAACTAGCACATACGCAAAAGCGGCTGCTGCTGCAATGAATAGATCGATTGATGATGTTATCATCACGGCTATGAATGCTTCAGCTGACACAGGCGTAGCTGGTGGAACTTCAACTGCTCTACCAAGCACACAAAAGACTGCGACATCGGACCAATCAGACGGTTTGAGTGTTGCAAAACTT